GCGGTTTTATAGGAGGAACATTCGGTCGAACAGCTAAAACTTCATCACCTTTAAGAAAGGCTTCTGCAACACATCGCAACATCCCAGTTTCTGCTCTATCATTGAAAGCTCGAAGCGCCCTAATCCTCTTAACCATCTCGGAAAAATGCAAAACCCATTCCATTCTGGATTTACGTTTAGATGAACGTTTCCAAAAAGGTGAGCTATTAATAATCTCAACCACAAAAGTGGCTGCTTTAAACCATTCAATAGCTACTGGGCATTTCTTCACTTTCCCATGTTGAAAATCGGTAGTCTCTAGACCACAAGGGCGTTCGCCTTCACAAGTTGCAGAAATCAAAGATTCACAAAGATTTCGGCTGTTATAAGCGACAGCAAACATTCCTGGGCCATAAGGTCGTACCATCTGACACCAAGGAGCTGTTAAAATAAAAATTTCCGATCGCGTTGTATGAATATTATCACGAAACTCATCATTGTAAGTACATGATTGCAAACTAGCTTTCGAAATCGGAACAGGTATAGTCGTAATCGGAGCTTCCAAATGATGCTTCAAATCATTATAATTATCACGGTATTGATCCCATAAATCAACACAACTTAATCCTCTCCCACTACTCATTATACGTACCAATTCGAACAAGGCCGCACCTCCATTCGAAACCAAAAGGCCGACACAAGCCGAACCTTCCTGCGTTCGCCATTTTCCTTCAACCAGATTGCTAATCGCAAACATAGCATTGCCAGCTGCATGAAGCAAAACTGGATGGGGAGACTTGGCTAATAAGTAATGAAATAAAACTCTAAGAAACGTTGATACAGTCCTTGAGAAAATATTCGGAGCGGAATAATGAAAACCTTCAATTACTCCAATAGTTAACGATCCTAAAACCGGAAACCTTGCTTTAACAAATTCTTCTACATACAATGAAACTGTATAAATAGGAACCGCACATAATCCACGCATTATAGCATGGCCTAAATTATCGGCATTTCGTTTAGAATAATCTTCAATCTGTTCAATAGTTGGATTGGTCGAAAAGAATTTCTTCGTCTCTTGAACCTGTTGAGTGACTTGTTTAACGTCAGTCACAAACGTGGAAATCTCAGCGCTACTAACATCTTTAGCTTTCTGAAAAAGACTTTTAACCCAATTAATCAACTTCTGTAAAATCGATCCCAAAGACAATCCACCAGGAAGGTATTTTCCAATCCAGCGCAATATAATTTGTAAGCGATGGCGATTAGTAAACCAAAGGAATACACAACTTAAAAGTATATAACCCTTATACTCACGCCAAATACGCACCCAATCTACTCTTGGTTCTTCTCCAAACTGAGAATTACGGCAACTTTTGATAATCGCCGTCTGTGCTCCAAATTGATTAGACATTTCTGTGTAAACATTTAACTCGTGGTCCATTGACGACCAAAGCAAATAAGCTAAGGTGTCTGTGGCTACTTCAGGTTTATTATAAACACCTTCAACCACTTTCCAAAAACAATCATATTCATGATCATTCATAATCGCCTCAATTGAACGTCTCAATGTAGACTGTTCAAAAGCAGGACGTGAACCACCAGTCGATGTTAAACACAATTTAATCAACGCTGGCACAAAAACAAACAAATCACGATTAAAAATCGAGACATGAAAGAAAGCTTTTGCTTTATCCAAAAGAGTTTTGGGTACAATTCGTCTCTTAACAATCATTGCACCTTCTGGAATAACTTTCGATAGATATCCAGGGGGTTGGGTAGGTTTTTGAGGAGTATATACCTTATCCACAGCTGTCAACACAAAAATATGATAATCAGCTATAATTCGGCTCTCTGACCATACCACACATCTCTTCTCATCACTCCATTCCATCTCACGCTTCGTCATCCATTCAGGATTAATTGGTCGAGTAGAATAATGCCCATACGCCACTTCATTAACGTGGAAAACTTCATCATTCTTAATAAAATATCCTCCTCTTACAAAACTGCGACCAGCTTCATCACCCAGACCAAAAATCTGAGTAACTACTACCGCCTTTTCAGCTTTTGTTCGTAAAAAATCTTTACAAATCTTTTCAACCGTAAAAGGCAGATCAAAAAACAAAGGAACCGTGAAAGGCTCAATAGTAAAAGCTTCCCCTACTTTATATTCAAGGGGGGCCGCTAAGAATTGAGCTGCATCTGAACGCGATTCAACAGGACGAAACCAACGTAAACACCTATTAAAAGGAGGTTTATGTAAATATGGACTCACCACTGTCTTCTCACTCGGATACAAAACACCATTGGCATAATCGGACCACAAATCGTAAGCATTTCTCGCACGCCATGTTCCATACATATCCACAAAAGCACCATTCTCCATCTTCTTATCAATAATAGGACGAAGAATTTTAGCCATTATGTTAAATGCCTTATAATAAGCTTGCCTGGTCGCCAGTTTAAACGGGCGAATCCAAGGATCTGGATCACTTTCAGTTGTCCAATTTTTCAAACACAAGGTTTGTAAAAAAGCTTTTGGCATATCTGCTGAAACAGCGACGACGCGATGTCCTACACGGTGAAATACTAATTCATACCATAAAACACGTTTATCCAAAGTTTTTGCTGTCACATCTTTGAGATTCGGATTCTTAATAAATTGATCAAAGTAATCTTCAACAATTGTCGAAAATCTCACTTTATGTGCAGTAGCATAAAGGGTTTTCTTTGCCACTTCCCAAGTAATTTTGAGAGGCGACCCCTTAGGCTTGTTCTCCTTAACCTGCTCTTTATCCTTCTTCGGTCCCTGAGAAGGGGTTGCCGTTGAAGTGGTCGAAACCAGCGTCTTCTCCGTGCGCTGATCACTAGGGGCCTGAGCTCGGCCTCCTCGTCCCCGGCTGCTAATTGCTTTGCCAGAGCGACCTCGGGTAGTCGTAGTTTTCGGGCGGTTCTCTTCCGCACCACGAGACTCTGGGAACTGAGCCACGTTTTCGTTCGATTTTCTAAAAGCATCCCATTCTTTTTGAGCTTCTTCAGGAGACAAATTATGCTCCCCATTGACCTGCGGCGGCTTACGTGCTTTGTATTTCTTTACTTGTGAATCTTGGTTTGAGGTAAATTGAAAACCTTCAGCCAATTTAGACTCAAAAGAAGGAACACCAAAACTAAACGTTGCCAACTTAGGTGTGGTTTGAATCGGTCTATTTAAAGAGAGAGTTTCAGTAGGAAGAATAGTCTCCCTACTCGTAACGGGGGGGGTTTCTAACGATGCATTCTCATAAGTCGGACTATCGAAGCCAGTTGCGTGCTGCGCTTCTCCAGACATATTAGGTTTATTATCCATTGCTAAAAACAGG